GCAATGGAGCTTTTAGCAGAGCTAACAGGTAAGTTATCTCAAGCAGAACGACAGGTACACAAAACATTCAAGCCTCGTGAAACATCTATGGAACTTGTTCCTATGTTTACTAAAGCAGGTAAGCTGTCTAAGATGGCGCAAGTCCACAAAGAAACAAGGAAGGTTAGGCTGTCTGATGAAGAGTATGAGAAGGCGAGTATCAATCCGAATGAGCATCTTATTCGCCGTGATTCTGAACCTTTTAATCTTGGCTCTAGAAAACAAATTGGAGAATATCTCTTGGAGTTTGGCTGGAAGCCTACAAAATTTACGCCTACGGGACAGCCAATTGTTGATGAAAAAGTTTTATCGCAAATAAAAGATATACCTGAAGCAGCTATCATCGCTGAGTATTTAATGCTTCAAAAGCGCATAGCCCAGATAAACTCTTGGTTTAAAGAAATGCAAGACGACGGACGCATTCGTGGGTATGTCAATACTATTGGTGCTGTAACAGGTCGAATGACACACAGCAGCCCTAACATGGCACAGATTCCAAGTACAAGCAGTCCTTACGGCAAAGAGTGTCGAGAATGTTGGACAGTCGAAGACAATTACAAACTGGTTGGTATTGATGCCAGCGGCTTAGAATTACGTATGTTAGCTCACTACATGAACGATGAAGGGTTTACTTATGAATTACTTAACGGAGACATACACACAGCAAATCAAATGGCTGCAGGACTTGAATCAAGACCTCAGGCAAAAACTTTCATCTATGCCCTCCTATACGGCGCAGGAGATGCAAAGCTTGGATCAGTGGTTGGAGGAGACGCAAAAGATGGTGGAAGACTTAGACAATCTTTCTTCGATAATCTCCCTGCATTCAAGGATCTTAAGGACAGAGTTGCACGAGCGTCTAAAAGAGGTTACCTCAAAGGCTTAGACAAACGTAAGTTGTTTGTGCGTTCAGAACACGCTGCACTAAATACTTTGTTACAAGGCGCTGGTGCAATTGTTATGAAGCAGGCGTTGATTAATTTGCAAAAAAGTATTAAAGACTTAGACGCACACTTTGTTGCTAACGTCCACGATGAATGGCAGATTGAAGCGCACAAAGATATAGCAGATAAAGTAGGTGAATTAGGTATTGCTGCAATTGAACAAGCTGGTAGGGACTTTAATTTAAAGTGTGAGTTAACAGGAGAATATAATGTTGGAAACAGCTGGGCTGATACACACTAAACTTAATCATGCAGAGTTCAAAAAGGCCCAAGAGCTTGCTGAGAATTTAGGGCACATAAAAAATTCTATTACTAAAGGACAAGGAAATGTTGCTGGGTTCAGCGGCGAAATGATGGTAGCCAAGTTTTTAGGTGTTGATTTATCACATACTAAAGACTATGATATGCTTTACAACGACCTAAAAGTAGATGTAAAAACTAAACGAACTAACTATCCTCCTAAACCTAACTATGAATGCTCAATAGCAAAAACAAGTCTTCATCAAAACTGTGATCTTTATGTTTTTGTAAGAGTATTACCTTCATTCGACGAGGGCTGGATTCTTGGCTACAAGACAAAGACCGAATACTTTAAAGAAGCAAAGTTTTGGAAGAAAGGAGAAATAGATCCTTCTAATAACTGGAAAGTTTCTGTAGACTGTTATAATCTAGCTATATCTAGACTAAATCCTTTAAAAAACTTAAGGAGTTTATAATGCCAAAAGAAATAACACACACCGAGGAAGAAGCTAGAAACTACAAAACAAACATCTTTGAAGAAAACGGAGAAAAGTTTTATCTTGGTTGCGATGGCGGTAGACGGCGACTAGGACCATACATTAAGAAAAACAAAAAGCGTATGTATGTAGACGGGAAATATATTCCTGCTTCACATCCGCTCCACAAGCCCGGAAGGTACAAAGGTTTTGAAGAAGCTGCGTTTAGCTCTTTACAAAACTATAAGTCTTCAAAAGAAGGTGAAGTATATATCATTACTAACCCTGCGTTTGAAGGCTGGGTAAAGGTTGGAATGGCCGTAGATGCAATGGACAGATTAAAAGGTTATCAAACTTCTAGCCCTTTCCGTGATTATGAGTTACAATTCTTTTGTAAAGTAAATGATCGTCGAGCATCAGAGTCTCAAGCGCATCAGTTGCTTGCTGCTAAATTTAATCAACAAGGCGAATGGTTTCAGTGTTCTATCGAAGAAGCCCGTCAGGTTATTAACCGAGTCAAACTGGAATCAGAATGAAAACATTAGACACTTTAATACAAGACATATATTCTAGTCTTGAAGGCCTTTCCACTGGGGAGGCTTTAAATATCTCTGAAGAAGAACTAGACTTAACTCTTTCGCGTATGAAAGAAAGCATACTTGCTTGGTCTAAACCACGAGAAGTTGACAACAGCTTTAGACTTCGAATGTCTAACATTGGTAGGCCTTTGCGACAGCTGTGGTATGAAAGCCAAAGCTCTTCAGATCCTCACGTTGTTAGTGGCTCAACACAAATCAAGTTTCTTTATGGACATATCCTAGAAGAAATAGTCTTGATGTTAGTACGAATGGCAGGTCACAAAGTTACATCAGAACAAAAAGAAATAGATGTTGACGGCATCAAAGGCCACATGGATTGTAAAATAAACGGTGAAGTTGTAGACGTTAAAACAGCTTCAAAGTTTTCTTTTAATAAATTTAAAGATGGCTCACTGGTCAACAACGATCCTTTCGGCTATCTTGCACAGTTGTCTGGCTATGAAACTGCTGAAGAAACAAATGCTGGCGGCTTTCTTGTTATCAACAAAGAGAGCGGCGAGTTGTGTTTGTTTCGGCCTGACGACCTTGAGAAGCCAAACGTAAAAGAAAAAATCGCAAAGGTCAAGGCAGCAATTGCTGTTGACACGCCTCCCGACAGGTGCTATGCTCCTATACCTGAAGGTAAAAAAGGTAATATGAAACTACCTTCTGGTTGTGCATACTGTCCTTATAAGTTTGAGTGCTACTCAGACGCTAACGATGGCGAAGGGCTTAGAGCATTCAAATATTCTAATGGCCCTGTGTACTTTACTGAAGTTGCCGTAGAGCCACGAGTTGAAGAGATTCTTTTATGAATAGAAAAACAATTAAACAAATCAACAAACAAGTTGGACCTATTCTTGTTGCTTGGTTAAAAACATTAGTCTCTGAAGAAGAAGCCAAGAAGATCACTTTAGATAATTACAAAGAACTTCTCCCTGATCAGACGCATGTTTTTGCCAACAACAAGTTTTTTCTTAGTACCTTTTCACCACGGTGGGTACGCAAAAAACTAAAAGGTTTAGTGGCTCGACAGCCTTATAGACCTATAAACTCATACACTCTAGAAGATATTAAAGCTGAGATGCAAACATGGAAAATGATAAACAGGAACTTTTAGTTCCCCTCGAAGTAATTATTCTTGGTTTTGCTGCACACTTTACTAACGGCAACGATGTCAATAGCGTTGAAGATGAAGCGCTTTTTGACCTGCAGGCTGCTCTAGAGCTAGAGATAGAACGAAGAGGAGTAGTAATACATTGAGTAAAGAACCTAAAATACGGAAGGGCTATCGCAAGCGGAGGGTTGTGAGGCCACGAGAAAAAGATTTAGAAGTAGGGTATGACTCACACTGGGAATATAAACTACACTCTGGACCTTTATCCGATTGGGACATACACACGACAAAGGTTGACTATGTTGTTGAACACACGTACCATGCAGACTTTGTTAAAGTAATAGACGGTAAAACAATATTGCTTGAAGCCAAGGGACGTTTTTGGGATGCACCCGAATACACTAAATATGTATGGATAAACAAATCTTTACCCGAAAACTACGAGCTAGTCTTTTTGTTTTCTGACCCTAATGCGCCGATGCCTCAAGCTAAAAGGCGTACAGACGGAACAAAAAGGTCTCACGCAGAGTGGGCAAGCTCAAAAGGATTTAGATGGTATAGTGAAGAATCACTACCCGATGAATGGATTGATAAGGACTACAAAGAAGAAGGACTATGATAGATCGTAAACAAGAACGCTCTGATAAGTTTAACCGTAAAAAAAAATTTAAACGAAAAGGAGAAGCACCTCCTAGAAAAAGAAAAGAAAATGGAATCTCCTTGCGTGAAAGAATGCAAATTAGTGAATGATAAATGCTCAGGCTGCGGCAGAACAAAAGAGCAAATTATTAATTGGACAAAATACACTAATGAACAAAGGAGAAAAATTATTGAAATGCTACGTTTGTAATTCTGAATTAATTTGGGGAGGCGACATAGACTCCACAGATATGGACGACAACAACATAATCGAAACAACATTGACCTGCAGTTTTTGTGATGCTACAGTAGTTGTTTTTCAACCAACCGAAAAGGAAGACTAATGGACTTGTACCAACAATATATCCACAAATCACGTTATGCTAGATACTTACCAGATGAACAGCGGCGTGAAACGTGGGAAGAAACAATTGACCGATATCTTAATTTCTGGATTGAAAAGGGCAAGATTACCCTCGAAGAAGCTAATGGAATGTTTGCAGATATCCACGACTTAAATGTTATGCCATCAATGCGAGCGCTTATGACAGCAGGAGAAGCCCTTGATCGTGATAACGTAGCAGGATTTAATTGTAGTTATTTACCAATCGACCACCCAAAAGCATTTGACGAAATGATGTACGTGCTTATGTGTGGAACTGGCGTAGGCTTCAGTGTTGAGCGCCAATATATTAGCAAATTACCAGAAGTAGCAGAGGAGTTCCATGAAACAGATACCGTTATACATGTCGCCGATAGCAAAATTGGATGGGCTAAAGCTTACAGAGAACTTATTAGCTTGCTCTATTCGGGTCAACTTCCAAAATGGGACATCAGTGGAGTACGACCTGCAGGGGCAGCCCTTAAAACCTTTGGCGGTAGAGCGTCTGGTCCAGAGCCTCTTGTCGATTTGTTCAACTTCACAGTCAGCATCTTTCGGGAAGCTTCTGGACGTAAACTTAGCTCCATCGAATGCCATGATTTGTGCTGTAAGATTGCACAGATCGTTGTCGTCGGAGGTGTTCGCAGGTCCGCTCTTATCAGTTTATCTAACCTCACTGACGATCGAATCCGACGAGCCAAATCAGGCCAATGGTGGCAAGATAATCCTCAGCGAGGACTAGCAAACAACAGTGCGTGTTACACAGAGAAACCTGATTTTGAGGCATTTTTAAATGAGTGGAAAAGTTTATACGAGTCCCGCTCTGGAGAACGAGGAGTTTTCTCTAGGGTTGCAAGTCAAAAACAAGCTGCAAAAAACGAGCGACGAGACGCTACCTATGATTTTGGAACTAATCCATGCAGCGAAATTATCCTCCGACCCTACCAGTTCTGCAATCTGTCGGAAGTTGTCGTCAGGTCAACCGATACTTTGTCAGACCTCAAACGAAAAGTACGTGTTGCGACTATCCTTGGAACTTTACAAGCTACCCTCACAAACTTTAGGTATTTAAGAAAGGTCTGGCAAAAAAACACTGAAGAAGAAGCGTTGTTGGGGGTAAGTCTTACAGGTATTATGGACCATGCAACTCTATCAGGAAGGAGAGACAAAGGTGTTCTTAAAACTTGGCTCACAGAACTTAAAGAAGAAGCTATTGAAACTAACAAGCATTGGGCTGCAAAGCTTGGTATTAATCCTAGCACTGCCATTACTGCTGTTAAACCTTCCGGTACTGTTAGTCAGCTGGTTGATTCTGCAAGTGGTATTCACCCTCGATACTCAGATCAGTATATTAGACGAGTTAGAGCAGACGCAAGAGACCCACTCTGCCAAGTCCTTGAACAGGCTGGAATCCCCGTAGAAGACGACATAATGTCACCCACTACCAAGGTATTCAGCTTCCCCATAAAATCTCCTGAAGGAGCTGTGGTAGCGTCTGAGATGGGTGCTATGGAGCAGTTAGAACTGTGGGAGATTTATCAAGACTTTTGGTGCGAACATAAGCCCTCCATGACGTGTTATTATCGTGATGAAGAATTCTTGGAAGTAGGCCAGTGGCTATACAATAAGTTTGATAAGATTAGCGGCATTAGTTTCTTACCTTACTCTGAACACACTTATCAGCAAGCGCCTTATGAGCCTTTTAGCGAGGAAGAGTACAACGAAATGGTTGTTAATTTCCCCACAGAAGTGTCTTGGGACATAACAGAAAGCAGTGACATGACTGAAGGTTCACAGACTTTAGCTTGCACAGGCAACAACTGCGAGATATAATATGAGCGCATGGCATGGCGGGAAGGGTTCGTCCCCCCGTCAAATTAATAAAGATAAGTTTGACGCTAACTGGGATAA